TTTCTTTCGATAGTCTTCATAAAAGGAATAGAAGTTATCAAAATCATCCGGTCGGTTATACGACTTCAGGAACCCTACTCGCGTGAGAATTTTATTACGTAACCGGTATTTTACAATCACATTATTAATACGCGCCAGGGTATTTGACAGAATAAGATTTTTATCAGAGGATTCTCCATCGGCCACACTGATCTGACGTGATTTCTCATTCCAATATCTAACCTCACAAGGAATTTTTGTTGTGAAATTTACCTTTTCACGGTTCACATAAAACGAAACCCACACATAACCGGATTTCTTCTCCTTATTATCACATCTCAGATATAACTTAACGTTTATCATGTCGGTATACATTTGTGTAGAACGGTCTACAATGTTCGATTAATTCGTTTAATACTCTCTATTGAAATCAAGTCGTAACTATTTGAAACATACGTAAAAAGCAAAAGCACACAATCATTACGACTGTGTGCTTTTGGTGGAATAGAGGTACTTGGCGTACTAATCCCCTGCCTTATTTCCAGTCATTTAAAAGTTTTTGGTCTACAATTGCTCTACAAATTGCATTAAAATCACTATCCGGATCACTGGATAGAGTATCCACATGATTATCCTATGTTCGCACTCTGGACGGGTGCATATCCGTTTTTTAGACGTTCATTCTCCACTTTTATTTCCATCAATTCTTTTTGAGTTTCATAAAGCAGTTCCCATGGATTGCGTCCGGAAGATGTTTGTTGATACTCTGCTACCGGTTCATTCAACTGATCATGTGGTTTAATCTGCATTTCATACTCCTTCCATTCCGGATTATCAAAGAAGTAATTCATATCCTTTTTGAGTCCAATAGCAATCTTTTCCATCACTTCAACGGTAGGTTTTGACTTTCCATTACGAACCTGATCAAACATAGTCTTAGAAATGCCAATTATATCGGCAATTTTTTGAACAGACAGTGATTTTTTTTCTGCCTGCATTTTATCGACTAAAGGATTGATTTTGCTATGTATAAACATTGTTCTTTATTAATATTAATCTTGAATCATTCTAAATATACGTTATATTGTATACAATATAGTTGGCATATAGATTATATATTATATATTTGCAGTACCAAAATAGCACTAATAATTGAACTTATGACAACAATAGAAGAAAATAAAGAAAAAATACTCTTTAAAGATTATTTTGAGGGACTGAATACACCTACAAAAAATGAAATCCGCGATTCAATTGTACCCGCTCACATGGGTTACACTACATTTTACGCGAAACTTCGTAACAATTCATGGAAAGAACTTGAATATCAGGAATTGGAACGTATCACCGGTCAAATTTTCATACGATGAAATTAAAAGATATTGAATACGTCGTAAATAATAAGGGCGATGTCCTGGTAACAGAGATGGAAGAAAAAGCTTTTATCATGAATCAAACTCACAGGCATATTATTTCGGCACATTTGGACGATTTGAGTGAAGAATGGCCGGAAGCATTAATATGTCTTGAAAAAAGATACACACAAAGTAAAATCAACCGGATGTATTTTGAATTTCTGATAGTCCGGATGTGGATTAAATTGCACCTGGGTCAAACGGACCATTTAATGGATATCGATAATAACGGAAATCAGAATATTGAACATTGCTATTGTGCTCAGAGGGGCGAATGCGAAGGATGTAATTTAAAAGAAGCCTGTTACCCGGTACGTTCAACGAACCTCCGTAAAGCCGAAATAAACGTACTCCGGCTGTTGTCTCTGGGACTGGATGAACAAGCGGTAGCAGATTCTTTATGTATTTCGGTTCACACGGTTTCAAAACACCGACAAAATATGCTTACCCGTTACGACTACCACAAAACGTCACAACTGATTGAAATGTGGAACAGATTAAAATTAAAATAATACCCCGACAAGGAACCCATTGCATGAAGTGTCATGGTGGTGAAGGAGAGAGACCTTCAAAGATAGGAGAGAAACGGCAAACAATCTTTTTGTATTGGATTGGAACAAGTTATTGAAAGTAAAATGTATCCCAAAACGCCGGGGCGGTGACGAACCCTCTCCTTTTTTTTACCATTAACCAAGAATCACTAACCATTAATCACTATCTCATGCCAACAACCAAACTCGCACGCCTGACCCTTCGTGGAAGAAAAGAAGATGAAGGCACTTTCGCTGAAATGAATTACAAAATGAAAGGAATGATCTGTCAGGGTTATTCTGCACAACAATTAAATGTAGGATACGCCTGCCGGAAAGGAATCTTTTATTGCAAGGCATGCGGTGCCCAGGTAACTGATCCGTACAATGACTGGTATAATGGTGCTGAGTTTTGGAAATGTGAATGCAAACAAATCAACTATATAAAATAATTACTCATGAATGAAAATCAATGTAAAGTAGCCAGTCCGAACGGAAAGTTTTCTCTATCCATCGGCGACGTAAAAGAAGGCAGTTTAAATCTTATCACAAATTTCAACACCACAAAGTATTTGGGCTTTTCCAATCTCCTGAAAGATCATCCGTATGTCACTAAAATATCAAGCATTCAGAATTATGAAGATAATTTGGGCGGGATATCAATTGTGGTAAGCTCAGAATTCGATTATGAAATATTTACCGGCGACCTTACAGAAATTATGGAAATAACCCTCGAACATAAAAACACCTGAACAACGCAGATTTGAGAACCAGGTGCAACGGGAAGCCGACCGAATGGATGAACATTGTACGAATATCATTCTTATTTCAATTGCAACAGTAATCATTATTTGTCTAATCATAAAAAATCTATCATGAATAAGATCTACTTTATAAATATTCATTTCAATCAGGGAAAAAACAAATTTCAAAAAATGATTTATGAATCATTTAAAACTTTAGTGAATAAAACTATTTCAAAAGAAAACATACCTGCTATCCGGATTATGTACGATGAAATAGTAGATAAATATCTTTCGGAAAAGGGCAGCGCTAAAATAGACAAGTATTATGAAAATGAAAGTTCTTACAAAGGAGGTGATATCGATATCAGTGTTGGTGAAATAATTCATATTTCTTTAATTTTAATCAAAGGAGAAATTAAATGAAACGTACATCCTCCAGCTTTAATTTTATTCTTTTCCTCTTATTTTCCCTGGCATTTATCTCATTATTCATTCTTTTCATCAGTTTCAATAATGAATCATTGTATTGATATCGACTGCCCATATTGCGGACAGACTTATTGTGCCAGGTGTAATCCTTGTTATTGCCCGGGATGTGGAAAACCAACATTGTTGAACACTTTAATCTTTTGAACATGATTAAAATTATTTTAGAAATAGCCGGAGTTCTTTTTGTCTGTTTTCTAATCTTCCGGATCGTTCAAAATATCCGGAGTTTGCTCGAAAAAGAAAAAGATATTTATTTGAAATCGCGTAAAAACAAATCATCATTTACAAAACACTAATAATAATAAATTATGAAACAATTACAAATTGAAGATTCAAAAGCTCGTAGCCTGTATATTACTGCTACAATAGAATTAAAAGAAATACTGGAAGATTCTTTTGGAAAAGATTTTTTTTCGGGTAAAATAACTGATCGTATTAAAACATACGAGGATGCATGCTCTGAATTGGGAGAAACTCCACTGAATGAATTGGAACTTAAAGACCTTGGATTTACGAAAGATGAAATCAATTACAGGAAACTGAAAACTGTCACTAAAGCTCTTAATGAAGGATGGGTTCCAAATTGGAACAATTCAGATCAATCCAAATGGGTCCCTTATTTCCGGTTGTCCGCCGGGGCTTTCGTTTTCCGCAATACGGATTGCGAATTTACGTACGCGGGTGCGGGTTACGGCTCGCGCCTTTGCTTTAAAACGCGTGAACTGGCAAGGTATGCAGGTGAACAGTTCTTATATATTTGGACTGAAATTATTCAGAAATAAAGATTAAAGGTTGTTTGTCTTTGTGGGTTGTCCGCCAGGGCTTTCGTTTTCAACAATACGAATTACGAATATACGAACGCGAATGCAGGTAACAGCTCGCACCTATGCTAAAAGATTTTACAGGGACAAAGACCTTGGCACTTGCCAAAAGATAACAAATTCAAAAGGTGCCGGTAGGGAAACTGAACGCTCCGATACGAAAAGCAAAGCATGAAAAGAATTGGAAATTTATACGATCAAGTATGTAACCTGGATAACCTGTATTTAGCCTATAATAAAGCTAAATCAGGGAAATCCAATAGTTACGGGGTTAAGCTTTTTGAAATGAACCTGGAAGCCAATATCAAACAATTGTATGCAGAACTGCTCACCGGAATATACGAAACTTCGGAATACAGTATTTTTACAATTACTGATCCCAAAATACGATTAGTTTACCGGCTCCCATTTCGCGATCGAGTCATTCACCATGCTATTATGAATATACTTGAACCAATATGGATATCGGTTTTCATTCAAAACTCATACGCATGTATCAAGAACCGAGGGATTCATGGTGTTTTAAAACATTTGAAACGTGATTTAAAGGACGTTTCAAATACTCTGTATTGCCTGAAACTTGATGTTAAGAAATTTTACCCTACTATTAATCATGAGATATTGAAAAATATCATCCGGAAGAAAATAAAGGATACAAAACTTCTGGATCTAATTGACGGGATTATTGGATCAGCACCGGGAGTTCCCATAGGTAATTATCTTTCTCAGTTCTTTGCTAATTTATATCTGTCATATTTCGATCACTGGATAAAAGAGGAAAAGAAAGTAAAATATTATTACCGATACGCAGATGATATCGTGATACTGGCACCGGATAAGCCTTATTTACACAGTTTACTGATCGATATTAGCGAATATATGACAGTCAGATTAAACCTTCAGGTAAAAGGTAATTACCAGGTGTTTCCGGTTGATGATCGAGGGATTGATTTTGTAGGGTACGTGTTCAGGCATACGCATATTTTAATGCGAAAATCAATTAAAAAACGATTTTGCCGGAAAGCGGCGAAACTAAATAAAAAAATGCTGGATCCTAAACAATATAAAATGCAGATATCACCATGGCTTGGTTGGGCTAAACATTGCAACTCCAAAAACCTACAAAAAAAGATACTAAAACATGAAGAAATTCTCTGATCTAGGTATAAAACCGGAAGAGCAAAAAAATATATTCCCTGTTCAAAAAATATCAATAACTGACTTAACCAACTTAGAAATTGAAATACTTGATTTTACTCCAGATGTAAAAACTCCGTACGGAGAAGGAAGATATGTAGTACGTATCAGGGTTGAAAATGTGGAAAGAAAGTTTTTTACGAATTCAAAAGCAATTAAGGATGTACTGGACAAAGTAAATAAATCTGATTTCCCTTTTACAACGATAATTAAACCTATAAATTTTGGCACCGGCAACGGTAAAACATATCAATTTACCTAATAAATAATCACTACTATGAATCTATCACAACACAAACCACCATCCCTATCCGATCCAACGTGGATAAACGATTATATAGTAAAAATGAGCGAACCGGATTTCTGGAAGTATAAGAAAAACGTCTATGATTTGCTGGATAAAATGAAACAAGGACAATCTCTCCAGGTGGAAGCCTGGGTGAAGCCCGAAAGTTTTGACCTGTTTATAAAAATTGCATGTTGCTTTATTTCGGAAAGCGAATGCTGTTACCAAATTAACCGTGAATGCACAACTATAAAAAGAAATTTCGATGCACAAAATATGGAAAGATCGCTTGCCTTACTTAGACTTAAACGTCGGGCTCAAGAAATTGCCGGAGATGGCACAGGAACTGGGAGTGAATCAGGAGGAACTGCGCTTGTTCCTGCACCGGAGCCGTCGGTTCAAAGTTTACAGCAAGGATAACCTCACCATCCGCCTGATCACTTCAAAATTTACGTATCCTGAATACTTTATGCCTACCAAACAATTCTTTCAACTTACCGGGATCCGGCAGGGACGGTGGTGGCAACTGTACAAAGGCGAACGTAAGATCACAGAGAAAGAATACAGTGCGATTTGCCGTCACCTTAAAATTGACAACAAACAAGCTATGGATGTAAGACAATTAGACCTCTTCGAAAATGTATAACAAACACGATACTGATAAGATTTTAGAGACCTGCAATTCCAAACTGGTTGATGTGATTGGTGATTTTCATACCGTTGCTGAGCGTAACGGGAAATATACCTCCGATTGTCCTAAATGCGGTAAAGCAGGCGGACTCTCCATAACTCCGGAAAAGAATATATTCCATTGCTTTAAATGTAAGGCTGTAACCGGCCATACAGCTACTGACTATCTGATGGATATGGAAGGTAAAACCTTTGTGCAAGCCCTGGAATACCTTCAACATAAATTCTCCATTGTGGTGGATACTCCTGCAGATAAAAAAATAAAACCACTTTCGAAAAAGGAGCTTAAAAAGACAGCCACGTATCTCGACCGGATGTTGATTGAATCGGGATTGAAGCCGGAAGACATCAAAGCCCAGGTTATCAAAATTGAAAAGAATTGCACCGGTACATCCTCGAATATCTTTTATTCCGGATCGGTGACCCGCGGTAAAATGCAAAAAGGGGTTGGTGATGATGTATTGATAGAATACTACGATCTAAAAGGTGATCCTTGCAAGTACGAGACAAAAATCAACAATTCGTATACCGGGAAGTTCGAGGAGTTTTTTCGCGTACGTTTCCAGTTTCCTGAGAATAATACAGACAAACAAGGCAAGCCCCGCAAATACAGTTCCCCATACGGATCAGGTAACTTTCTGTATATTCCTGAAAAGATCCGTGAACTGTATCGCACCGGTCAAAAGATCGACCGTCTTTTCCTGCAGGAAGGCGAAAAGAAAGCCGAAAAAGCCTGCAAGCATGGAATATGGAGCGTGGGCATTGCCGGTATTCAGAACATTGCCATGGATGGGAAACTTCCACAGGATCTGATTACCATCATTAAAGAGATGGAAGTAAAAGAAGTGGTATTGTTATTTGATGCTGACTGGAACGACATCAGCAACAATCTGAAACTTACTGATCAGGTGGAACAACGTCCACG